TGTAACTAATTAATAACATCATACTTCTTAGCTTGATAGCCCTTGCCTTGTTCATAATATATTTTACCAGCTTCTTTTAAACGTTTTATACGTTGTTTCACTGTATTTTCCTTTAAGTCTCGTTGTGCATTGATTATTTCTTTCTGTGTTACCCAAATAGAAATAGGATCAACTTCTTCTGCTTTAGCCCTTTCTGCTTGTATTTCAGCTATAACAATAATAGTCTCATCAATCTTAGAGTCTTCTTCTTTAAAGTCTTCGTATTCAGTTTTAACTAATACCCCTGAAGTCATTCCAGGATAGTTAATTAAATCAATCTCTTTAAACTTAAAGTATTTAGGATTCATAGGTTTACCATCTTTAATAAGAGTTTGAGCGAATTCAACCTTCATTTCTTCACCTTCATCTTTAGGTCTTTTGACTGCAAACTCAGCATCAACTGCTGCAGGAAGAACAGAGGAGCCACGTGCTCGCCCTGAACTGCTATGCCCTGTATGATGTATCAAAGATATACAACAACTAAACTCAGACTTTAAGTGGTCCACACGTTCAATAAATTTGTTCATATCTTCAGTACTATTCTCGTTTCCAGCTCCAAAGTTACGGGCTAATGTATCAACATATAAACAGCCTATATCACCAAACTCATCGGCTACTTGTCTAATATGATCTATAAGATTTTGATGATCTTTTTCATCTAAAAACCTTACACCTCTATCAGATACAAACATTTGTGCATTGTTTAAGTCATGCCCATAATAATGTTCCCATGCTTGCACACGTCTTGCAATACCTCTTTGCCCTTCACCTGCTAAATAAATAATAGGTGTTTGTACTGTTTTATGTGATTGCCAAGGTATGCCCATAGAAGAGCATAAAGCCATATCAATAGCTACAAAAGATTTACCACTTTTAGGTGCACCATAGATATCTATTACAGAATCTTTTTCCATAATGTCTTCTATAATCCATTCTGGTTCTTGTATATTAGCAATTAAGTCTGATATCTTACGTAATACAAGCGAAGGCTTTTTAGGTTTAGATACAGAAGTTTCTATATATTCTTTAAATGATTCTTTTGTATATATGTTTCTATAATAAGCATCATATAAATCATCTTTATCATTTAAAGCTTCAGGCACTTTAGCAATTTGTACTGAACATTTGTTTTCAGTTAAATACTCACTTAGCTCATCAGCACATTTAAAACCTGCTTCGTCATTGTCTGGCCATATAATAATGTCCTTACCAAACACTGGTGACCAATCAGCTTTTTTCCAACTGTTAACACCTCCATGCCAAGTAGCAGTAGGGCCATCATATAACTGGTTTGCACCTAATGTAGCTTTTTCGCCTTCACTAATAATAATAGGGCCATTGCCTTCTTTATAGTATATAGGCATAAGTCCTTCAGGACGTTTTAAATGCCAAACTTCATTTTCCTTACTAAAAGGTGCATACTTTTGTTTTATGCTATGCCCGTCATTAAACCTCATTACAACAAATGAATCTGTATATTTGAGTAATACAATTGACTCTTTTGCTAATGAGCGCATTTGTTCTTGATCGAATTGCCTATAACTTTTTGTTTCTAAAGTAATAGTGTCCTTAATGTCTGGACTGTACATATTCAATATATCATTGCGATTCTGGTTAAAGTGATCTATTAACCATATAACTCCTCCTCCTTCATCTAACTCAAAACTAAAAAATAATCCAGTTTCAAGATTAAGGCACCAACTACCATTAGTGCCCCATCTATATTCTGTACTAGATTGCTTAGTTGGTTTCCCTAATAAATGAAGGCCAACTTGAGGAGCCAACTGTACAAAGTTGACTTCTCTCATTATTAAAACGGTAGATCGTCTTCAGTTAAACCTTGAGCAGAAGGATCAAATCTTGGATCCCCTTTTTCAGGTGTAGTATTGCTAGCAAAGTTAAAGTCGTCATTAACTTGTTTAGCTGCTTTTTCTAAAGGTGCATCAACATCGTTTACAATAAAGTCAGCCGGTTTGTCAGCCCACTTTACAAATTCAAATTCAGGTATAGCAGCTTGGCCAACCTTAAACTTTTCTACCTTAGCTCCAGTGTATTTCATATGTACTACTTTTCCTGGATTAGCTTTAATGTCATTCCAAAAAGTTGCGCACATGTTATTAAAGCCTTGACTTTCACCCCAGCTAAATCTACGCCATAGCTTAGAGCCATGCTCTTTAGTATACATCCACACACTAAATGCTCTTTTATGTTCTGATGTAGGCTGTCCTTTTGAAACACCTGGTTTATCATCCCACTCCCAAAAATAGCCACCTTCATATACACCCCAGCCAGTTTGTATACTAGCAGGATCAATAAGAATATGAACTATATCTTGATGAGCCTCTTCTCCAACCATCCAACATTTATCTGCACTGCTATGTTTTATAAAAACATTATCACTGCTCGTATTAATACCCAAAATATCCATAAATTACTCCTTTAATGTAATATTGGTTGCGCTTCATTGCGCCATTTTTCAACTAATACATATCTGAATTCAGATACATATTCATCAAAACTTAGTTTAATTCTTATATCAGTTTCTAAATATTCTAAATATTCTAAAACACAGAACTCTGAAAATCGTAAGTCTTTATTCGTCTCTGTTGACATAAGCATTAAAAATTTTATTCTTTTTTATTATATCTATAAAATCATCCCATTTGCATGTAAATATCTTATTGTTATCTTTTGGCTCATCTTTTAGTATCGACCAAAAAGGCATAGCAACTTCAATAGGGCTTCTATTATATTTATAAACTAAAACAGGAATTCTTGACTCGCCAGCTGATATACATACTTGATCCCACCAGCCAGTTTTATAACCTTTGCCTTCAGCATAACATTTGCATTCAATAGCATAGTTTAAAAAATTAATATCACATTCTCCTTTTTTGTACATCTGTTCAAAGTTTCTTGTAATGTGTATATCTGCATTATGTTCGTCTGAAAATTCTTTTAATAAGTTAACAATTTTTCTTTCAAAAGCTGCCCCTTTGTTTCTGCTGTTAACCATTTCTTTTTTGTAGCTCTCTGTTACATTTAAGCTTTATTTTTGCTGTTGTATTTTGATCAGCAATTAAATCTATAAGCGCTTTAATGGATGCAGTCTTAAGGTAATAATGTTCAACCTCATACTTACCTGTTTTCTTACTTTTTATCTTTATTGACTTTCTTATTTTTTCCGGCATTTTTAAATATTTTGTCCCAATTGTTATCTATTTTCTTTTTATCTTCAGGTCTACGTTTTGAACCTTTACCGCCATGCCATTTAGACATTATCTTTTAATTCTTTAAGCAATAATTGCTCAACTACAAATATCATTTTTTTACCATGCTTGTCACAATATTCTTTTAGCAACTTATGTGTTTCAGGTTTAACCCACACAGCTTTCATTTGACTATCCATATTTTTTAATCCTTAGAGTTTTTGCCCTAACCTGTCTTGCTTCTTTTGCAGGAGTTATTTTTTCAGGTTGAGCTTTATAATTAATCATAGGCCACATGATTGTATGTTCGTTAGTTTGGCCTCCGTCAGCATCTTGTATTAAGTCTTTTAACATAACTTCAAATTTATCTATATCTTCATTAAGTAATTTAATATGTTCTTTTTTATTTAAGATAGCTTCACAAATTAAATCAGCTTCGCGCTCTAAAGTTATTATATCTTTATTAACATTTTTGTATACTATGTTTGCATCAGCACTTGAAGAAGGCGGATAATATTCTTTGTGTTTTACTCTGTGATCAAAGTCTAACACAAGCGATTGCAATTCTTGCTGAAATTCAGGCTTCCTAGAATATAAGTATATTTTAAAGTCAGTTGATTGCCATAACACAATAACGGCCGCCCAGCTATAGCCAGTACATTCCATTAAACCTTTGGCTTGCAATACGCCTCGCCATTCTTCTAAGTCATTAGTTGATGCATTACGCGTAGCTTTGCACTCGATAACGCCAGGCCCATCTAATACAATCGTTTCTTGTTCAGGAATAATTACATAATCAAGATCGCCATTTTTAAATGTTAATTCATGGGCTACACCAGTAGCATCCAAAGAACCTGCAAGGGGGAGTGTTGGATGTAATACAGGTTCTTCGTAGTCTACTTTTACGCTTTCAAGGCCTAGTATATTTTTAGCCTCTTCACATAAAACCGGTTCTAATATATCGCCCATACGTTGTAGCATAAGCTGAGGAGTTTGTTTAGGCATTTCACCTTCACTTGCTTTGATTGCTGTATCGAGCCATTCATTTCTTGATTGATACTGACTGATTCCTTTTATATAAGGCAACGTTGAACAGCTTGCCTGATCATATCTTGTTTTTTTACCTACCATAATTACTCCCGTAATATAAATCAGCTATTTGATTTAATGATAAATCAGAAGGATATATGTGTGTTTCTTCTTCTTTATTTATATGCCGATCTGTTATTTTAATTGTTCCATCGTTGTATATAATTTTTGTGTATTTATGATCACCCCAATTATTAATTTCAAGGAGTTTAATATTTTGTGACCAAGCAACAATTATTGCTATATCTTCTACTGGAATCATGTTGTGTAAGACTTATGAATAGCTTTTAGTTTCTTATATAGATTAACAAAATCTTTTTCTGAATACGCTGCATCGTCATAATGAAAGACAGTAGTTTCGACAGGGTTTTCAATTGGGTTGTCTTCAACAACATTTAAAAACCATAATAAAAAAGTAACTTCTGATTTATTTAA